CTTCTGGGTCATGTATAAAGAAATCGTCAGGTAAATGATCGGTTAAATAAAATCCTGATGCCCATTGAAAACAAGCATCTTCAAAAGATAATTTTTTACTCATCATCTTCCTCCTCTTCATCTTCACAAGTTACTTCAGCATAATGACAATTTTCAGGCACATAATCCTTTTCATAAGTCTCAATAGCCCATTCTTCATCAGGATCATAATCTAGTCCTGATCTGTCAATAGCCTGATCTTCATCTTCAGCTTTAACTACATAATAAGTAGCTGTACACATCCCCCATAAGACTGTGTATGTTTTTTCTTTAGTCATTTGTATAAAGTTTTCGGAAAGTACTGGACTTACTTAGGGGCAATTACTGTAGCTATCTCCCATACTTGAAAGGTATTTCGGCTTTCTAAGACCTAATGCCAGTTAATTAATTAGTGATTCTCATGAGAATTTCTCATAGCTTTCTTAGCTCCTTTTTTAATTTGGTTATTTTTGAGAAAATTTCTATCTTTTCTCCTATTGGTAATTTTTCTATATCTTTCATTGATTCTTCTATTTGATGCTCCACCTGAGCTTTATATTCAGCTAACTTATGTGCCTTATCTAAACTAGGTATTGATAGTTCATTATAGATCTTGTCATACCATCTATAGGCAGTTGATTGACTTACTTTAAAATGAGCCATGAAATATTTAATACACTCACTTCTTTTTCTTTCATCATAAATAAATTCCTGAGCTAATTCTTTAACTTCAGCTTTATTCTCTTCCCATTTTTCATCCCTATCTGACATTTTCTAGCTCCTCTAACTTAAGTGATTTATTAGAAAATTCAATTAATCTTTCTAATACATCATCCCTTGTATAATCTTTTTTTATTGCATCATTACCAAAAGCTATTTCAAAAACTTTTTCAATAAATTCATCATCTTTATGTCTTTTATAACTTCTATTCAATTCTCTAATAATCTTTAAAACTTTATCTTCATTTTTTGCTTTAAATGGGCTATCTTCAAAATTACAACAATCCCAGTTTTCTATCTGATAACCAGTATGTTCATAACTATAAAGACTATCTATTGCATAGCAATCAATAGCATCCTTACCTTTATGAAATTCACCATCTAAACAATTTCTTGTCCTATGAAATATCCATCCATATTTAAACTTAACGTCCTGCGGAAATACCCATGCCCAATTAGTATTATCTCTAATAATTTCATAGGCTTCTTTGTTAGTTAATTTGTTCATAATTGATAAAAAATGTAAGTACAATATTCACCTGCTAATAAATCAGGATAAAAAGGTAATTCAAAGTGAGAATCATCTAATACATCAGCACAGTGACTTCTATTCAATTCAAGATGTTCTAAAGTGCTATCTATTAATTCTTTTTCACCTTCTTCTAAACCTGATTCATCACCATTAGCTATGTAAGATGCCCAGTAAATAGGCAATCTTACTTCAGTAAATTCTTTATTATTCATTTTTAGACTCCATGTGTTCTTTGTAAGATTTTTCAAGAATTTCATTTAATTCTTTACCAGTTAAGACAATAAATCCATTGATTAAATCTTTATCAATAAATTTATATTTTTGTTTTGGATTTAATTTCATAATTAACCTCTATTTAACTTGACTTGTTTATCTAAATATTCACTTAACTCTTTTCCTTTTAATGGATTCCAATAAAGATTAAATTGCCAACTTGTATAGTTAGGTAAATTTCTTATAGGATGTTTTTCAAATTTTTCTATAACCTGGAATTGAATTTCTTTATTGTATTTAGCTTTATAAGCTTTACAAAATAAACTCATATCACAATCTTCTTCTAAAAAAATTGATTCAATAGTTTTATTTATATATGAACATTCAGAAATATCATTCTGGATATTTAAGTCAGTTATATCTTTATAACTAACCTCTAACCACCCATGAGCAGCATCATTATGCTTTGTAAATAGTTTATTCATAATTAATAATCTTCTTTATAAGTACCTACAACTTCTTCAATCATTGAATCAAATAAACTTTCATTTATCGATTCATTACTCTCATTCTTGAAACTTTGATAATGATCTCTTGTAAAGATTAAAGAATTTAATAGATGATTTAATTCTGAATCATTCAACTTAAAGACTCTTAATCTTTTAATGGATTCATTTGTTAGTTTTGATTTTTCGCCTTTAATAGGCTTTAATTCATTCATGGTTTTTGTAAGATTTATATTAGAATTATATCATATAATTGTTTATGTCAAGTAAAATAATTATTAAACATAAAAAAAAGAGTCTTATTTTTAAGACTCAAATAAATCCTATATAAGTTATATTTTTTTCAAACACTTTTGAATTTTGACCAAAATACATTATAAATTCTTCTTTATCATCTAATAACATTAAAGCAGTTTTACTTGTTTTCTTTATTCCAGTTATAAATTGATTATCAAACATTTCATAACTAAAATAACGCCCTTTATCAAGGTCTTTAAATTTACAATACATTTTTAAACCTCTCTAAAACTTGGTGCAATTATTCCATATCCTCCCCAGTCACTATGAAAAGGATAAATCTTATTATCTTTCATGTAAGAATCTTCTATTTTTAAAGCATATCCTCTACAGTCACCATTAAAAAATACTGGTATGTTTTGATTTTTAAAATTTAAAAGTTTATCTACTTTATTTAAAATATCATTAATAATTTTTTCTTGTTCTTCTTCAGTACATTTAAATCCATTACAAAAGTCCTCTGCTATTGAATGAGCTTTATTTTCTATCTTGAATAAAGACTTGCATAGTTGTATTTCATCAATTGATGAATCCAGGTTAAAAACTTTTTTTAAGTTTTGACCATGTTCAAAAATATTTTTGTACATAGTTTCTCTTTTTTCTTTAATTGTCATAAAAATAAATTTGTAAGATTTTTAATAAATTAATCTAAATAAATAAATTAATTTTTACTTAGAAGTTTTTTATAACTTCTAAATAAGAATTAATCAATTGACTTTTATTTGTTCTAACTGCAATTTATACAATTTATTATCATTCTCTATTTTTAATTTTAATTTTTTTATTTCTTCTTTTAATTTTAAATTTTCTTGAAATAACCTGGAATTGTCATCACTAACCCTTACATAAGAATTAAATAATGTTCTCTCTCTGTCTGTTTCTAATCTCATTTTTTTAAATCCTATTCACTACACTTCTTGTTACTTGCTCTTTTTCTATCTCCATATTCTTTAACGGATGATCGTTAAATAAGCTTGACGCAAGAAGGCAAGTAATAATTGCTAAAAATAAACGTGTCACAATAAAAAGTTTGGTAAGATTTGATTAATGAAAGCTTAACTATACTCTTGAAAGATAAATTACTTAGTTGTATTCTTATTACTGAAAGCCTTTAATAAGTTTAAGTATAAGAATTGAGTTAAGTAATAAATAAAATTAAATATAGCTATGCTCAATTATTATATTAACATGAGTAAACTAATTTGTATGTCAAAATAATATACATATAAGTGTATCAAATTTACTAGCAATATAAATGATATATGTTTATTATATTAATAGTCAAATCAAATCTTACAAATGACTACCCAAACAAAAACAAAATATCAGGTTATCTTCAAACAAGATAAGTCTGTTATTGGTACTTATTCCACTAGAAAAAGAGCTAGAAACAAAGCTGATAAGCTAGACCTCGAATATGGTGCTTATGGCTATAGTGTCCAAGCTATCGAGGTGTAAAGATGTTTATTAACAAAGATTTTAGTTTCGCTTGCAGATCGTTCGGAGTAGAAACTCTCGATACTGAAAATGATGATATTTTCGAAATAGAAGATTATCAAATTAATCAGCTAAGGTTACAAGGCTATTTAAGACACTTAAGAGCTAGTGATATATATTTCTATCCTAACCATGATAAAGTCTCTTATACGTACGTATGCGACCTATAGAAAGCTAATCTAAAATTTTATTAAATCAAATTTGCAGCTAGGGGACTAGTTGCAAAATTTTTTATATTGAATAATAATACACGGAACTTAAATATATTTTGATTAATTTTTTGGTTCAACCTTTATAGACAATTCTGGAGCTTGAATGTTAACTGTTTCTACGGATTCGCCTATTACTTTGCCTAAAGAATCTAGTATTTGTGCTGCTGTTTGAAGTTGACCTTTTTTAACTGCTTTGTTGAAAAGGCGGATACGCATTGCTTGGAGTCTAGGGAGAAGAGTTTCTCTATCTTTTTCCCAATCTTCTTTATTCCACTGTTTAACTTTTTTCCAGTCTTGCCATGCGGTTACTTCTGATATACCTTCAATTTTTGAATGTTCAAGGACGAGTGCACGAGTTGTTTTGCCTTCAAGCTGTCGAGAGTATAAGCGTTGGGAACGTAATTGTACGTTATGGCATGAAGTGCGAGCACGAAAGTTGATATTTCTTTTAGGTTTAGATTCTTCTAATGGTTGATCGGCAGGAAATGTAGATGAAACCACGATGTTTTTGGGTGTATTTAAGTGAATGATAACTTAAAAGTATGTAAATAGGCTATAAATAGAGGGTATGAGTTGTATTTTTTGTTAATTTCATGGTTGTGAGTGGAGAAAAGAAGAATGAGATTAGCTTGAGGTATGCCCAGGGAGAGGTTTTTAATTCAAATAAGAGGTTTAGGGTACTGGTTGCGGGAAGAAGGTTTGGAAAGAGTTATTTGAGTTGTATTGAGCTATTGAGAGGGGCGATTAATAGGCCAAATGAGGTTTATTTCTATTGTGCACCGACTTATCGGATGGCGAAAGATATTGCATGGAAAGAATTGAAGAGGTTAGTACCGAAGGTATGGGTGAAGGCAAAGAATGAGACTGATTTAAGGTTGGATTTGATAAATGGATCGAGTATTGAATTAAAAGGAACAGAAAATGCTATGGCATTGAGAGGTAGAAGCTTGGCTGGTGTTGTATTGGATGAGGCAGCATTTATGGATAGGGATGTCTGGGCTGAAGTTATAAGACCTGCATTGGCTGATAAGCAGGGATGGGCTTTGTTTATTTCTACCCCTGATGGGACTGCGAGTTGGTTTTATGATATGTGGTGTTTTTGTGGTGAACAGGAGTGGGATGATTGGCAGAGATGGAGTTTTACTACTATAGAGGGGGGTAATGTAGCAAAAGAAGAGGTTGAGGCAGCTAGAGGGCAGTTAGATGCGAGAACATTCAGGCAGGAATTTGAGGCTAGTTTTGAGAATCTTACTGGTTTGGTGGCTGTTAGTTTTGCTGATGAAAATATTGATAAGGAATCAAAGGACTTATCAATGCTTCCTTTGTTAATTGGATTGGATTTTAACGTGGATCCTATGGCAGGAATCTGTGCGGTGAAGCATAATGATACGCTTTACGTTTTTGATGAGATCATGCTTACAGGAGGTGCTACTACATGGGACTTTGCAGAAGAAGTTACGAGGAGATATGGAGTTGACCGTAGAATTATTGCCTGTCCAGACCCTACGGGAAGTGCAAGAAAGACAAGTGGAGTTGGTGTGACGGATCATACGATACTAAGACGCAGTGGATTTACTGTTATGAGTCCCAGAAGCCCCTGGAAGATTAGAGATAAGATTACTGCTGTCAATACTGCCCTGTTTGATGCCAATGGCGATAGAAGGACGCTAATACACCCTCGTTGTAAAGAATTGATAAAAGCACTGAGAACCTTAACTTATGCACCTAATACTGGATTACCTAATAAGAATCTGGGTGTGGATCATGCGTTTGATGCTTTTGGTTATCTCTGTCTGCAACAATTTAACTTGGCGAAGCCTGAGACACTGGG